CGACTGGCAAACTGCGATGGTCGAACCATTTCGGTAGGGTTCCCATGCCGCCCCCCTCATGTTGTCTCGGCCAGCTTCGCGTTGATGCGTTCGATCCATTTGTCGTCCTGCTTTGGTTTCTTTTTTTTCTTCAATGGTTTGCGCTTTGGTTTGGATGGCCATGGGAATTTCGTTTCGTGCGCCTGTTCGATGGTGACGAACCGATGGCCCTTGGTGCATAGCCTGCGCCTGTATCCGTCGCGGGTGGCGATGACGCGGGTGTCGGTGCCACAGTTCGGGCAGGTCACGCGAGGAGTTGGCGGATCCGTGCGGCTGTCGCCTCCATAGGGGTGAGGAGTTCGAGGGCGCGCTCGAGCCGGTCACGGTCCCACTTGCCGATGTCGTCGCTCATCTTCCTTTCCCAAAGTTGGAACTTCTGCGACAGCCCCTCGATCGTCACGATGGCTGTTGTTTTGTCCGCAGGATTGAGCGTGGGCTTTTCGGGTGGCAGGGGGATACCTAGATTCAACTCTAACTGGACTTCTGTGTCATGCGCATATTCCTCCCCCCATCGGGATGTTGCGTAATCTAGCGATTCAGTCCGCCACTTTGCGGCCATTTTTTTGCAAATCAGAATTCTCCTGTGGAGGTCTTTCCATTCGTCTTGAGTTGTTTCTTGAGTGAGATCGACACCCACAGGCGTCAATGATGGATGTTCTACGAGTTGTATTGTCATGGTGTTGTGGTTTTGAGGGATGCTCTGTATCTGGCAATGGCTGCCGACTTGGCAGCCGTGTGTGGATCCGTGGCTTTCGCCCGGAAGGTTTCTCTGGAGGAATTCTTCTTGCGGAATTTCGTGCAGTCGAATGTGTCGCGCTTGCCGCTGAGGACATCGCGCACACCGACCGTGTAATGGCTCACGAGTGCCCTGGTGACGCCCAGCTCCCGCGCCACCTGCGCCTGGGACATCTTGCCGTTTAGCTGATCCAGCCCGGCCGCAAAGGCGATCGCGTTCGCCATGACCGGCAGGTTGTTCGTCTCGAGCAATAGCCCGACCACCTTGCCCAAGGTCAGCGCCTGCTGTCGCACCTCGGCGGCTTGGAGCATGGCCATGACCTTGCGGGCAATGGCCGGCGTCGTGCCGAGTTCATCGGCGAGCGTGTCCTCGGGGGTGTCAAGGTCGTATTCTGGCATATAGGCAGGTTCGCCGTTCCTTGCGGTGAAGGTGTTATTCATGTGAGTGTCCAAAGTTAAAACCCGATCGCTGGCGTGCGGCCTCGATCTTCCGGCGCTCGGGGGTCGCAGCCCAAAAGCGATCACAGGCGGCGGACATTTCATCGAGCATGTTGGCGAGCCAGGCCTCGCGGAACTCGCGATAGCCCATGGTCATTTGGATGATCTTCCCGCGCCCTCCGAATTTGGGCTTTTTGCGTTTGCTCATGGCCGTGCCGTCCTCCGGTTGTATTCGGCGATGAGGAGCGCGTCCGCTGTGGCGTGCGTGACTTTGAGGCTTGGGAAAAGCTCCTGCGCCCGGCGCTTCGACACATTCTTGTCGCCACGGGTCAAACACCCCATTGCCTTCTGCCATGCCTGCGGCCGCACGCGCTCGAAGGGGACGCGTAGAGCGGTCAGAACCGCCTGCAAGCGCCCATACCCCTCGCCAAAGGTGAAAGCCGATTTGACGCCCATCTGCGGCGAGGAGTGGACCAACTCCAGCACCGCCCGAGGCTCTGCCAGAGAAATGGCATCGCTGAGGAGGTCGATGAGGTCTCGGTCGGTCTCGGGCATTTTGTGCGCCCATGGGTCGCCGAGGGTTGGGATAAACGCGATGCCGCCGGAAAGTCCGGGGTCTATTCCTATGTAGAGTTTCATTTTGTATTGGTTTGATTGTCAGAGATTCGTTCGGAAAAGGTCGCCGTGGCGCCGTTCATGCGCACCGGCACGGCCCCGCCTCGCTCGCCGTCGCGGTTCTTGATGATGGTCAGGAACTGCTCCTCCGGCTGGCCTCCCACGAACCACACATGATCCGAGTGGTGACCGATGGCGCGGGACTCGCGGAGCTTCGGCGGGTTGTCGTCATTGAGCTGGGAAGCCGTCGCCACCGCGACATTGAGGTGGAGGGCCAGCGACTTGAGCCGCTTGGACACCTCCGAGACATGTTGCTCGCGCGTCTCGTTGGATCCGAGCGCCCGGAGGTGGATGAGTTGGATGTAATCGACCACGATCAGGTCCGCCTTGTCCTTCGCCACCAACTCCCGAGCCGCCCCATCGATCGCCTCCCACTCGGTCAGGTTGCTCTCGACCTCGAGCGGGTAGTGCGCCAGCTCCTGAGCGTAGGCCGTGAATTTGTCCGACATCCCCCGCGACTTCTCCCCTTCCCTGTTGCTCATGCGAAGGATGCCGACCGGAAACCCACACATAGCCGAGAGCATCCGCCCCACGACCTGAGTCGCCGGCATTTCGAGCGAAAAAACCGCCACGCGCTTGCCAGCCCGCAGAGCATGGAGCGCCATTTGCAGGAGCATGATCGACTTGCCGCCCGATGTCGGCGCCGCCACGGTCAGGAGTTCCCCGCGCTTGAGGTGCGCCACGCGGTCGAGCGCGCCGATCCCCGAGCCGAAGGTCTCCACCGGCTCCGTCTTCTCCAGGTCGGCGATCAACCCGTCGATGAGTTGCTTCATACCGATGCGGGGCGTCTCCTGCATGGCCGCCGCGCCATTGAGCGCCTCCGCCACGGCAGCGATGTCGCCCTCCTGCCGGAGAAACCCCTCCTCCGCCTTGCGGATTGCGGCCAGCGCCGTGCGGTAACGCCTCGCATCCATCAACGCCCCTCGATGCCATGCCGCCGTCCCCGAGTCGCCTGTGGGCATGACATCGTGCAGGTCATTGAGTTCGTGAACTCCCCCCGCCGCGTCGAGTTGACCCGTGGCTTCGAGTTGCGCCAGGATCGCCATGAAATCCGTCTTCACCCCGTCCTCGTGCAGCTTGCGGATCGTGCCGAGGATCAGTTTGTGCTTCTCGTAAAAAAACAAATCCTCCGGCCAGCTCATGGCGTCCAGGTTGGCGAAATTCTGCATCAGGCACGAAATCGCAGCCCGTTCTGCCGGTTCGTTGAGAGGGATCGCCGCTTTCGGCATGGGAATGATTTTCTCCATTGCGCTCATAGGGACATGGGGGCTGGCGTGCTGCCGTAGGCAGACGCCTTATTTATCTTCTCTTCTCTGGTTACAGATTTGTTACGCTTGTCCCGTAACTTTTCCGTAACGGCATCGTTGCCGCGTTTCTTGGCCATTCGCAGGGCCGCAAGTGCTCGGTCTTTAGAGGTTTGGCTGTTGTGCCGATCGAAGTTTACAAACTCGATTTTGTCGCCTTTCACAATCAACCAACCGCATTTTGCCATCGCTTCATCGAAGGTCGGCGTGTGCGTGATTTCGCGGATGATGCGCAGTGCCGTAACGCCCGTTACGCCGTCAGCGTAACAATTCCGTGACGCCCAAGCCCACACCTTCACGAGCTTCCCGACCACCGCATCCAGGTCTAATCCGGTGTGGTCGGCAATCGCCGCCACCTCGACCTTCTCGTGCAGGTGGTTCTCTACCTTAATCCATTCTCCGGCCATGTTATTTCAACGCCTCCATTGGTTGTGACCAGAGGCTCGGGGTGACGCTGTTGAGCCTTTGATTCATAAGCTGCACATATTCGGGGTTCAGTTCGCACAGGATGGCTTTACGGCCTTCCTCCATCGCCACTTGGCCCGTGGTGCCGCTCCCGCCGAATGGGTCAAGCACGGTGCCGCCTGTGGGGCATCCTGCGAGGATGCAAGGGCGGACTAGGTCGGTCGGGAAGGTGGCGAAGTGCGCGCCACGATATGACTTGGTTGGAATACTCCAAACGCTGCGTTTGTTTTTCTTATCTCTAATTGGCAGCTCAGATAAGGACTTCCCGCCAAGATGCCCACCCGTTCCGCAGTGTTTTTTATTCTCTGTCTGGTTCCCCCATCGCTCCCATTTTGCATCTTCCTCAATGCTTGGGGCGTCGTAAAAATACCGCGCCGACTTCGACAGCAGGAAAATGTATTCATGCGCCTTCGTGCATCGGTCGGTCACGCTCTCCGGCATCGGGTTTGGCTTGTGCCAGATGATGTCCTGCCGCAGATACCACCCGTCCGCTTGCAAGGCGAAGGCTACGCGCCACGGGATGCCGATCAGTTGCTTCATAGTCAGCCCGCTTGCATTCATCGCCCGGTTTCTATTTCCCCTCCCGCTTTGAGGTATCCCGCTCATTGTCTTTTTGCTAATGCAGCTATTTTCACCAGCCGACCCGCCTTCCTTGTGCTGTGATGTTGCGCCGACATACGAGTCTCCAAGATTCAGCCACAGCGTCCCATCATCGCGCAGGACTCGCTTCACTTCGCTGAACACTTCGACCATCTTTTGGACGAATGCGTCCGGCGTTTCCTCCAGCCCGATCTGCCCCTCGTGTCCGTAGTCACGAAGGCCAAAGTAAGGCGGCGAGGTGACGCAGCAGTTCACGGATCGGGACGGAATCGTCTTCATCATTTCGATGCAGTCGCCATTTAATATTTCAACAGTCATTATTTCTTCCCCTTCATAGTGTTTGCATTCCGCTCGATGTATTTCCGCACGCGCTCCATGTCGGCCTCCGCCTCCGCCTGTTCTGCCAGCGAGTAGGTGTGCCGGTATTTCGGCAGCGGCTCCGCCCGTTGAATGCGCGGCCCGATCGGGCAGTCGTTCAAGCAAATGGAGAGGCGGAGGGAGAGGTCTTGGGTCATGGGTTAAATCCTGCGCGTATCCACGCCGCGCCCCGGTGGGTGAATCAGAACGGGATGTCGTCCGTCTCTTTGGCAGGCTTGGCCTTCGTCGCGGGGGCCGAGGATTTGGGTGACATCCAGCGCTCGAGGGTGTTGAAGCGATGGCCGGGATCGGCTCCCTCTTCCTCGCCAAGAACGACCGTGGCCGTCTTGCCGATGAAATCCTCGGGCTGCACATCGATGTCCTCCCCCGGCACCACGGCGAACCCGCAGGCTTCGCGCACTTGGTCAATCTTCCACCCAGCTTTTTCGGTGAATGTCAGGTGCTCATGGACTTCCGGCCCCTTCGCGCCGTCGCCGATTTCGACTCGGCAGATGAGTTTGATCATGGGGTTTCCGGCCTTGGAGAGCTTCTCCATGGCATTGACGATTTCGACTTTGTAGGTTCCCGGCTCGACGAAATAGACGGGTTTAGGTTCACTCTGTTTGTATGTTGGCATATTATTTTTTGGATTTTATTTGGCGCAGGGTGTTTATCGGTGACCCTGCTCGCACCGCTGACTCGTCCATCTCCACGCCGGCGTCGGCGCAGAACTGGCGAAATTTGTCGGCGCTCATTTTCCCGCCGAGGGCGAGGATGAGCGTCTCTTTGGAAACATTGGCGGAGGCCCGTGCGATGGCATCGGCCTCCACGAACTGACGGCCCGCGCCGGTCGTGACCTTCCAGCCCGGAATGTCCTCACCAGCGGCGAGGCGTTCTTTCAGAGCATCGATGACCGGCTCGGCGATCTGCTTCTCGGCCAGCTTCCAGTTCGCGGCGAAGGCCGAAAGCTCGACCGGATTTGCGAGGATTTGGTCGCGGAGGTCGGAGAGTGCGAGGTCGGACTTGACCAACGCCAGCGCCTCGGAGGATTGACGCACCAAGGCTCGGCACCCGTTTTGATGAGCGCACCACCCGCAATACTCATTCGGCGTCGGCTCCGCCAACCGGCTGCTGGCCTCGGCGATCGTGTTGCTGACGATGGACTCCGCCTGGTCGCGGGTGAAATCGTAGGTGCGGCGGAGTCGCTGATCCACATAGATCACATGCGCCGTCCACGAGTTGGCGAAATGCTCGACCATGCAGGCAAGGGCGTAGGCCGCGAGTTGCTGCCTGTAGTTCCGCACTTGGCCCGTTTTTATGTCCGCCACCCATTGAGCGCGAACGCAAACCGCGTCCGCCGTTCCGGGTTTCGAGAGGCCCGGCACCTCCATGCCGAGATGCTCCTCGCGAGTCTCTACATGGTAGCCACCCGAGAGCGAACGGAGTTCGTCCGCGCCCCACCGAGCCACCGCCTGATCCTCGGCGGCGAGGCCGTCGTAGGTGGTCGGATCGTCAACCAAAAGCTCCCTGATCGCCCGATCCAGTAGCGTGCCGCGCTCGGCTGCTGGGCTGGTGCCGGGCGCGCCCGTGAATAGGGCGCACTCGGCCAGCTTCGGCAGGGAACTCGGAGAGATTTCCTTAATCACGCTGCACCACCTTTCTCCAGTTTTTCAAGCCACTTAAACTCCGGGGAGTCTGGGTCTACTGGCCATCTATCAATGGTCCAATCGCTATTTCGTATTACATCAGAAATTAGCGATTGAAGATCATTTACAAAAGTTTCAGAATGATTTGCGCAAAGAATTGTTGTTTCATATATTAGAAGCAAACGGTCTAAATCTTTAGAAATTTGATATAATTTTCGCTGTTTTTTGGCCCTCTTCTCTGTGACCTCTGTGTCCTCTGTGGTTAATCCGCTCACGCCGCCACCTCCATTTGAGCTTTGGCTTTAGCCACTAGTGCTTGAGGCCGCGCCACGATCTGCTGGCGCAGTTTCTCGCTGGCATCGCGCCATGTCTGGCCCTCGGCGATGGATCCGTTGCTGACAAGGAAGAGGTTGACGACTTCCTCATTTTCTTCGAGGACGGCCACCGACTCCCGGCCGATGATCTCCACGGCAGGCGCCGAGGTTTTGGGTGCAGGTTTCCCGAAAACATGCGCCACCGATTCCCACTCCATCGGGAGTTCCTCGGCGAGGCCCGAGCGGGTCTTCGCGTCGTAGGCTGCCGAGTGGGTGGTCAGGATGATGCGCTCTTTTCCACCGATGCCCTTGGCCTTGCCGTTCTCCTGCGAAACGGCCTTGGTCTTGAACCGGAAAAACCAAAGCTCGTCGGCCCACTCCTTAACCAACGGCGAGGACTGCTTGGAGAGCTTCAGCTCATATCGGTCGTAAGCGGCGAGGATGTCCGGCGGCTCCGTGCGCTGAACCTTGCTGTGCGCCAGGACAACGACATGTTTGCCATTCTCGATTAGCGAATCCAGCGCGGTCAGGAACCGGCTGACCTTTTCCGCCGCCATCACCCACCCCTTGCCGAAACCGAAATCCTCGACGCTCTGCTTCTTATTGGTGGCGAGTAAGTCCTCCACCGCCAACCGCTCCGCCCAATCTGCCGAGTCGATAACCACCGTCTCGTAATCCGTCCGGCTGGCTTCGGTGATGCACTCGCCGAGTTCTTTCCAAGTCGAGACCGCCACGCGATCCACGGCGAGGTGGTTGCTACCGCCCTCGATGTCGAGAAAGAGAGGGTTTGGGAACTTGCTGGCGAAAGTCGTCTTGCCGACGCTCTCAACCCCGTAAATGACCACCCGCTGTGGCCGTTGTTGTTTTCCTTTTACAATTTTCATATCACTCTGGTTGTTTGTTGTTTGGTCAGCGTTTTTTGGGATGCGCTGCCCCCCTTGGCCCCTGCGGTCTCCTTGAGACCTAGCGAGGCAAAATCATT